GTTGGATTTGTGATTTTACCAAGTAAAGATTCTTTGATCTGTTGGTAACTTCTATCTATATAACTAATCCAGGGATTATCCATAATTATTAGTATTTAATTTCTTTATAAAAAGGATAAATATATGTATCTATCACATTAGTTTTAATTTTGTTATAATAAATGATTATCTCAATTTGAGATTCATCAACTACAGTAAATTCAATATTTAATACTTGAATTCTTTTTTCCCATTCTTGAATAGATTCAGCAATGAAATAACTTAATAAACTCTGTAATATCTCATCATTCTGTTCAAATGTTAATAGTTGAATATTGGATCCGTAATTTTCCAACATAAATCTAGTACCTTTTGGTGTTAATAAAATACTTGCTATACTTTGTTTGATAGCAACATCTTCATTAATAAATGCTATTTCACCTTTAGGCGTAGGTTGAACAGGATATTTAAATGCTATATTCATATATCAACTATTTTAGAGTTTAGATTATTTGTTGAAAAAACAGGTATCTGACCAGCTAACATTACAGATTCTGATACATCTAAAGGTGTTGATATAATAGTTAATGATTTCACATAATCATCAATAGCATTTGTAAGTTCATTACTAATGAATTCAATAGCTTCATCTTTACCTTTACCTTCAGTACCGTCATAAGTACTTACAATTTCATAAGTTGCTTTAATTTTCGCCTTTAATGCTGTTTTATTACCTGCCATTACTTTAACAATTTACTTGTTTTTACCTTTAATTCTTCTAAAATTAACTTTGTAGCTGGATTAAATTCACCTGGACCAGAAGGTGTAACTATATTTAATGGAGTAGATAATTGAGTTAATAAAGAATCTATTATATCATGTAAATTTTCACCACCAGCATAAATACTAACTTTATCATCAATCTTTATATAATCAGTATCTGATTTCTTAACTAGAATTTCATCTTTTGATTCATCAATAATTATTTGATATCCTTTAGGTGTTTGAAATACAAACACATCCTTAGAAGCTTTATCTGGAGCATATCCTTTTGGAATACTTCCATAGGTCCATATAGGGTTTTTTGGATTACCTTTTCTAAATGAAATCCATAATGGATCACCTTTTTGAGGAATAGCATATAAACCTATATTCTTTCCAGTGAACATACCTTTTGGTAAAGCCCAAATATCAGGTGTATTTTCTCCATAAGAAGCTGGGCATTTAATTTTTAAACGTCCTCTATTTTCTGGATCATCATTATCTGCAACTTGTCCTTCATAAGATGAATAATACAAATTGAAATATTCCAATCCTTCATTAACGATTATATTTATTAATTCTCCTACTGTCATGTTTTTATAATATTACCATCAACATCATAATTAATAATACCAACTTCTTTTTTTACATCAGAAGTATCTTTACCTATTGAATTATTTTTAACCTTTACTGATAACGTATCATCTAAAGGAGGTTTAATAGCAGCATTTTTATTTAATTTCAAATCTGAACTATAACCACTTCTTGATATTGAATGATTAATAGAAGTGATATAATAATTACCTGCAAATTTTTGAGCAACACCAGCCATTGTTATAATGGATCCTGATTCAATCAATGGTTCACCTTCAATACTTAATGTTGCAATTAATTCTTTTAATTCAGCATCTTTTTGTAATCCAGTTATCTTTTGTTTAGCTTCACTTTGATTTGTTGAATCTGGAACAATAGATTTACCTGAATTTGTTTCTGTTAATTTATCTATAATATTTCCATTAACATCATAAACAATTTTATTACTCCCAATTCCAGTTTCTTTTGTATCTGAAACATCAGCTTTTTCACTCCATGTCTTATTAGAATCTAAATCAATTCCAGATGCACTTACATTTTTACTTGTACCTTTTTTTTGTTGATAAGTTGGTTTGAAAGATTTAACAATATCATCACCATTTCCATATGTGAATTTTCGAATACTTTTTATACTTAAATCTCTTTGAGTAAAATATAAAACATCTCCTTTTATATAGAATTGATAAGATCCTTTATCACCTTGAAGAGATCCTTCTCTGTTTGTTAATTCTTGAATGAAACTATAAAATGATTTATTAGCTTGTGGAATAGCATCATGAATAGTATCTGTATCATCTACAACTGATTTTAATTTGAATTGTGATGCTATTTGTTTTACTATATCAGATGTTTTTAATTTGGTCCATATTCGATTAGATGTTAATTTCTTCAACAATAAACCACCATCTAAAGCTTTGATAGTCATTTTTATTGTTTTATTATAATCAACTGTAATATCTTTAATTATACATAATTTCTTTGTAGATATATTACCACCTTGGAATCCAAATGTAAATATTAACTCAGTTCCTTTGTTTAATTTATTATTATCAATAAATGCATTAGTTATATTATCAAAAGTAATAGTTACTAAATCATCCTTTTCAATAGTATCTTCATATGATAATCGAGTTACATTATCTGTAATATCTTGCTGATTTTCTTTAATCAAAACTCTATAAAAAGGATTTTTAGCCATTATTCATTAAGTTTTATAAGTACTAAATCTGGAATTACAATATCGCTTCCAATTAATTCAGATATATCTAAAGGATTATCAATAGTATTTACATCTGCAAGTACCCACCAGTATTTAGCTGGATCATTGGATATGTTTTTATAATATTTATAAGCTAAAGCTGTTAAAGTATCACCTTGTATGATTGTATGTTGTTTATCTGATAAAGCTCCTGTATATTTCAATGCAAATCTTTCAAGATATGATGAATTATTTGCTAAATTCAAAACTACACCATTTGCGTATAAATTATTATCTCTTAATTCTAAACTCATATTAAAACCTCCTTACTTGATCAAATAAAAGATTTGTTTTAGGATCCAATATTAGCCGTAAATCTACAGTAGCTCTTAAAGGAAGAAATCCATTATTATCATCAAAATGACTTAATTTAGGGTTAACAGATGAAACAGCCCAAATTTCATGTCTAAATAAATTACCAAAAACAATTTTAACATTTCTATACACTCCAAAATTACCATCTTTCATAGCTAAGGATTGTAACCAATTAACTTTTTTAATTACATCTGTTCTATCTTCTTGATCAGAATAAAATTCGATTGGTAAATTAAGAGTATCTGATCCACCTGTATATTGAAGTAGGTTATTATTCCTACCTACAATAGAAATACTTTTTAAATCTGCTTGTCTTTTTAAATTTATTTGTCCTGGAACAAATTGTAATTCCATACGTTGAAAAGGTTCTTCCAATTCCAATATATATATTTTTCCTTGTGTAGTTGTAAATGGCATATATTATCCGTTCTCTCTAAAATTAGTTAAATCATTTTCTTCATTTACAATTTCAGTTAATATTCTTCCATCTGGCATTACTAATTGAATATTACGTACAATCTCTCTCTCTGTATTGGTTACTGTTCGATCAGTATTATTAACAACCTGAGAAGCTTGATTTTCTGCAAACGTTCGACCTAAAGAGGTTGGTTCATTCACTTGATTATTAGAATTAACATTTACATTAGCTTCACTACCATCTAATATTCCAAACATTTGTAATGTACTAATAATTGGTTGCATTAATGCTTCTATCATTTGATTAAACCAAGATTGTAAATTACCCCATACTGATTTTATACCTGACCAAATAGAATTAACAAAATCTTGACCCCATTGAAAGAAACGCTGAGGTAATGCAAGCAACCAATCAACAAAACCCGTCCAAACATCACCTAACCAAGAAATAAATGAACTCCAAGTATTTTGCATCCATGATATTACTTGATCCCAATTTTGAACCAATTTAACTATTCCAAATGCTAACGCAGCTATAATTGCTATAATTGCTAATACTGGCCATGTTGCACCAATTACAGCAGCAGCTAAATTCCACATAGCAACAGTTAATAATATAATTTTAGCTAGTATTATTCCTCCAATCACAAATGCAGCTATTTTACCAGCTTTAGCCCATTTATTAATATCAGAAGTATTCTTATTAATATTTATTCCAATCTTAGATAATGCTGTTCCAAGTAAATCAAATGAATCCCATATAACAGAAAAAACAGATTGTATTGCATTTACTACTATCATTACACCATCCCATAATCCAGTAAAGAATGCTTTCATTCTAACTATCCATGTTCCAAGATTAACTACAAAATCAAGAATACCTAACGATTCTAATGCATCTTTCATTTGTCCTGTTAATGTAAATCCTTCACGAGTTGCAGAACTCCATATCATAGCAACACCTTTAATAACTCCACCTAATTTTTGCATTACAGCTAACCATCCTTTAGTAGCTGGTTCAACATTACCATTTAAAACATCTGAAAATGATTTAGCTGCTTTTCTCATAATAATAAATACTGCTATCAATGCAGCACCAACAACTAAAAACGGCCAAAATGGAGCTAATGCAGTCCATAATGAAACTGCTAATGCTCTAATTCCACCAATCAATCCTTTAGTGGCAAATGCTGCACCTATTTCAGCTTTTCCCATTGCTATAAATGCTAATGCTGCTTTTGCACTTGCAAACCCAACTGCATTAATAGATACAACTAACGCTCCAATTACCATTAATAAAGCACCTGTAACAGCTAATATTCTAATAAGCCATTTACCTATTGGATGACTAGCTAACTTTCCAGCTAATGAAATAATTATAGTAAAGAATTGGACTAAAGGTCTTAATATTGCATTAAATGCATCACCTATTTTAATAGCTGTAGTTTCTAAAGCTGATTGTATAATAGTAATATCACCTTTTAAA